CTAAGAGTACTGACACCTACATAAGTCTGGCCCGTTTGCTGCGGTCCAAACGGAGTATTTAACTCCCTGTAGTATGAAAGTGCTCTCTGATACTCACTCGGAAATATTGGAACGCCTTCAGGGAAGGCACCGCCATCGTTGACGGGCATTGAGACGTACACGGGTAAACCCATGGTCGATCTCCGATGCCAATCATCGAGGAGCGTGCGATCCCTCCGGTTCTCCAATAAAGCCGAAAGCATCAGTGTTAGCGGGCTCCCATAGAAAGCCACCTCTGGCTTTCCGGGTACCTCCATATTCCGACACAACCCGAGCATGCTCGTTATTGTGTGGTCTGGACACGAAATCCAGCATGGAGTGGTACCCTCCTCGCGTCTTCTTTCGCGCTTTGTCAGATAATGACCAAGCTCGGACTTCGTACCTATGAAGGCGAGAATTCCATCTTTTTCTAAGATGAGATTCATCGCTTCCTGAGTATGAAGTGAGACCCGAGAACCCAACGGCGTTTGGGCCCACAACTCTAATTCCACGTCGTAAATGTGGAGGCAAGAGGTGGAGCAATCGGTCTGATGCATGCCAAAATCCTTTCTGAAAGAGATTATTGGATGTATCAATAACAGACTGAATCGCCGCTGGGGCGTCAGCCGTTACTGTCTTTGGCTTTACAGGAGTGACATCGTCACCGAAGTAGGCCTCCGAGCCACAAGATTCCCTAAAGAATCCAGTGACATACGATTTACTCGTATTCACCTTCAACTGAAGGGTTTCCATGATGGCCAGTAACGGCGCATACCCGCGTGACGGTAATATAATATCATCACCGAACACGCGGACCTGGTTTGACATTTTCCAGATTGAGGACCAGTTGATTTGTCCCCTGATACTCACACCAAGTGCGAGCGTTAAGAAGACAATCGACTGGACTGGAAAAGTGGTAGCTGATCCTTGCGAGGCGAACTTCTTGAGTTTCAAGAAGCCCGGGACATCAGAGATATTATCTCTGGTGTACCTCGTTCGTACGGCGTGCAGGGCGTGTAATAACGAAGGATTCCTTCGGAAGACACGCTCCACGGTCCAGCACGAAAGCCTATCACTAGCAGACGATAAATCTACCGTTGCTAATGATCGGTCCAAGGAAGCTTTGACAACTAATTCACTTGATAGATCTTGACGACGGAAGTTGATAAATGATCCCATAAAGAGATCACTAGTCCGCTCCCGAAGGAAAGTCCATACCAATTGCTGGCAGTACTGATGTGCTGTCGGCTCAGCAGCAATAAGGCGAGGTGCCTTAGCTGTTTTTGGTACTTGTATCAAGCGAGAGGCCACTTCATGATTTAGCGGCCTCTCCATGTCTGAATTCGCCGTTTTACCGACGAATTCAAACGGGAAGTAATTGTCAAGCTTATGCGGCCAATTTGGAAAACACGATTTCTCGTGTTGCTCCAAACCTTCCGCAACAGCTCCAGGACCATGTCTAAGACCTGAGCCAAGGCCACTAGACTCTCTCGATCCTGAAAGATCGAGCGAGTCAAAATGACCAATAGCATCAGCGACCAGATCAGCAACTTGCTGAACTCGGTCGAGGAGATATTCGAGACGCTCATTTTCGCGTCTCCGCTTTAGTCTTTCTTCGGGGCTTTCGGCCTGCGAGAAAAGATCGAGCGGATAAGCGGAATGAGAGTAGGCAGTAGACTCGCCAAGATGGCGATCGTCTGCCCCGTTCTCGAAATCGACGTCGTCGGAATCCCATCTAACGGTGGGAGGCCGGAGTTGTCGTTCGATTCCATGGTACTCTCCGATTGTCGCAGCAATGCGATCGTCAGAGCATTCCGTGGCTATCTTCTTTCCAAGGCAGGAAATCTGCCGAAGAAATAGGATGGCTAAAGAATCGACTCCAGTCTGTAGACAGCCGTTTTTATCGAACACACGCAACCATAGTCCCGAAAGAAATTTCGGCACCTTGGTCCTTGTCGAGACCACTCGTGAGAGAGGCCCCGATATAGGCAGGCGTCCAGTCTCCAATCCCTCCAAGAGGAGGGAATCGAGATTTGGAAGGTCAAGGGTAAAGAACCCAAGACCTCGTGATCGACTGAGTAGGGTCAGGTACTCGAAATCGAGATCCAACCCCCTCAACGACGGGTATGCTAGGCGGAGATCAGAAAAGATCCCGCCCATGACATGGAGAAGAGCATTAACCTGGCTTTTCATGCCTATTCCTTTCGGAAATGGTATCCAAGCCACGGACACTCAAAGTTTCACGCCTTTCTCAAAGGCGTGTAACGGAACTTCGCCGGCTATTTCTAGCTTTCGAAGTTAACCATCTTCGTGACATTTGCGCCTGAGCTTGCGCTCAGGTAATTGCAAAGTCCGACGGCGACGCCGACCGGATCGGTCAGGGTATCACCCTGCTCGTTCTCGACTGTGACCGTAGTCCTCCGAATAAAGGACCGGGTCGCAGGGGCGACGGGAAACACCGTCCAACGGAGCTCGACGTTATGGCGATCAATCGCCACACCACGAGCTTTATCCGTTCGGGTAGTGTTCCGAATGTACATGCGGAACTCATCAACGTTCGACCGAAGAAGCCACTCAGAAGAGTAGGCATCCTGGTTGATACGAATCAGAGTCCTCGCAACGGCATTCACCGTTACGGTTTGAGGGTCCGCGAACATGCTTATTCTCCTATTCTGGTTCAGTAGCAGTATTGCAGGCTATCAGGCCCGCGTTACTGCTAACGAGGCCAGAATGCCCAACTGGTTCCCACTGAGAAATGGGAACTGGGCTGTGACAGAAGGCGACACGGTAGTGCGAGTTTTGCCGTCCCGGATTATTTGTATCGGTTCCAAAGAATACGGTTTAGTATTCTTAGTACCCGATAACCCGGGAGCAGACCACTCCGTGCGAGTGTGAGTCATGACAACACAAGTTGTCAGACTGGCTGGGATCATATTGCGGGAGGCTTTAAGATAGTCTCCTACATTAGTAGCCCAGTCAATGAGCCAGGTCCATGGTACTATTTGCCAAACGGTCGAGAAATCAACCGTAAGGCCTAGTACACATCTCTGGATCAGTCGCCTCATCGCTGCTGGCGTGTACATCTTCGAGAGATCACCAGTAGGTGTCCACCTACAATGAACTCTCTTAGTACGTACAGTGTTACCTCTTGCGCGAGTACTGAGAAATATCCCATTACTCTGCTGAGTCCAAAGGACATCAGATGCAAGAGACCCACTGCCAACAGTAACCGTCTTACGAAGTCCCTTCTGGGTCTTCAGCCTTTCCACCTCTTGAATTCGTCTATCGACTTGTTCATTAAAGTGGAAGAGCTTGAACACGTCATCAACAACGGGAGCAATCCCGAACTGATAACGTAGGTTCTCTCTGCCGAGTTCTTTTATCAGGCTGTTAGACCTGGTTTGAACCAAGCGAAAGAGATCCCCCATTTGGAGCAACTCAACCGGAACGTCCACATAAGGACGCGACGGATTTGTCCGAGCTGCAGCGGTTGTTGCCGCAGCAGCGTCTCCAGGGATTCCATCGGGATTCCCAATATGGGGACCAGCAACCGTAGACCTAAGCATATCGCAGACATAGGATTGAAATCCAGTGCCTGCAGTATCCAAAGGATGGTTGATGATCCCACCAAGAAACTTCCACGACGCACCAGCAATAGGACGACAGTCTCCTGGATCAGTAAAATCCGTGAAACTCTCAGAACTATTAGTGATCGGCACGGAAGCAATTGGGGCACCAGATTGCCATCTAATACCACCATCAATGGTGGTTGATCGCGATCTATCTCGTTGTGCCATATAGGTATCCACTGTCACTAGTTGAGGGTTTGGTTTCGAATCGGGGATTATTTCCCCTCTTCGAGAACCATGCAGGGCGCTTTAGGGCGCCC